CCAGCCGGCGCTCGGCGCTCTCGCCCCCGCAGGTGCGCCCCAGGCGGGCGATCATCCGCGCGGTGTTGGCCCGGATGGCCGGGCCGGGGCGGCTATAGGCGCTGGGCGCATCGCCACCGATCAGCAGGCAGTCGTCGCCCGGCCCCCTCACTATCGCGATCTCATCGCCCAGCTCGCACACCTCGCATCCGGCCCGCCGCATCTCAGCAATCTTGCTCTGGTAGTAGCTCATCTCCCATCCTCCTGCCGGCGTGGCCGGCTCTCTGTCTCTTCGCAGTGTATACGCACCTAGAGCCCTAATCCGAATAGAAATCCGCAGAAATCGAGAGGCATAGTCGCCTCTCCCCAGGCCGCGCCAGGTCCACCTTATCAGGTGAGCTTATCCCGCCAGTCTCCCGGCCTGGCGCACCCACTCCCGCTCAGAGTGAGCGGATTGATCCACGATTCCCACATTTCCCCACTGACTTGAACAGCATTCACCGGTTTGTGCGCGTAGCGCATTCGAGCTCCCCCTCGCCCCTAGCTACCCCACTCCCCCCGCAGTGAGCCATGATGTCCAAGAATGGACGGTCGGACGCTCTCTAGTTCGACCCCGCCCCGCAGGGCGGGAATGCAGAAAGAATCCGTATGGCCCGAACCATGGATGAGCGAGGTACTAATCGCTGTTCATCAGTCCCTCCCCCTTCGTCCAGCGGGGGAGCTGGTCGAAGGGTCCCCCCGGTCACTGAGAACCGAAAGTCCTCCCTGGGCTTCGGACTCCGAGACTCCTAGAGTAGTCCCTTCCTACAGCCGTAGGCATTTGGTTCTTGGTTCCCCGGCGCGCAGTGCGCGCATGATGTTCATGGGACATTACCGGGGAGGGGTGATCTGGGGAGGGGACGCCCTCCCCTCCTGGGGTCCCCTCCCTGGGAATTGGGTGGAGAGAGCGCGGGGGTCTATTTATTTGGGGATGGTTATGGAAGTTGGGGGATGTGGTGCGTATAGTGTGGGGTGGTAGCGGAGAGGAGCGGTCTGATGCTTTGCTGGAAGTGCGGCAGGTCGGTGGGTAGCGCGGCCTGGGGCCGTGGGAAGTGGGTGAAGGCGTTCGGGGTGCGTGGGAACGTGCCCGTGTGCTCCCGTTGCCGGGGGGAGGTGCATTCCGACCGGCTGGCCCAGCGCGAGGCGTTGGTGCATGTGGCCGCGGATGGGAAGAAGTGGTCCCGTTGCCCGGGGTGCCAGGGCGTTGTGCGGATGCGCGGCGGGGATGACGATCTCGTCCTCCCGGCCCGGGGCACCTGCGCCTTGTGCGGCACGCGGGTCGAGGGCGTTGTGGAGAAGGGGTGCGTCAGCCGGCCGGACGGAACCACCAAGGTTTTCACCGAGACGCCCGACGGCTCCTGGACCGTCCGCCCCGATACCCCCATCGGGTCAATCGCCCTGTCCAGGGACGGGGTCATCTTCTGGTGGGACGGGGAGAAGATGGTGAAGTACCCCAAGGAGCCCGCCCCCGCTCTGGCGTTTGACAGCGGGACCGCCCCCGCCTTCCCCGGGCAGATAACCGCCGGCACCACGTTCATCCAGGAAGACTTCTACAAGAAGGCCCCCCAGCCCCTGCGGGTGGTCGCGCGCTGGGTGCCCGCACGCGGGGCCTGGAGCAAAGACCTCCTGGGCTACGAGGAGCTGGAGGATGGGAGCTTCGTGAAGGCGGAATGGGATGACGGCCGCGCGGGAGTGCGGCGTCATGCGGCTCCGCAGCCGCAACGCATCCGCCACTACATCAAGATCGGAGAACTCGCCCCCGCCACCGAAGACTCGCTGGTCTTCCCGCCCGCCCCCGCCGAGGAGCCCGCCACCCATCCCGGCGACTTCCGGGTCGTGGTGGACGGCAAGGAGATCGTGCTGCGGGTGGGGCAACGGTACATCCCGCCCGGTAACTCGGGCAGGGTGTGGTGGTACTGGGACGGCAAACAGGTCATGTGCGGTGGCGGTCCAGCCGGGACCGCTCCTGCCCCCTCAGCCCACAACGCCGAGACGTTCGCCCGGGAGATCGCCGCCGGCCACTTAGTCCCCATAGTCGATCCCCTGCACAATGGGGTGACACTCAGCGGCACCACCGACACCATACGTTACTGTACCAACTCGCCTACCCTCTGACGTTCCCACACCGTAACCCACCATGGGGTGGCAATTCCCGTCACTGACACGAATTGTCAATTTTCTCTATTGACTTCTGACATCGGATGTGCGTTTATGTAACGGATGGGAAACGCTGACACCGTCACGGCCGCGGACGTTCCGATAGCGGAACAGTTGGGCGATGTTCGGTGGGCGTATGAGAACTACGCGAACGAGCAGGTCACGGAGGGGGACGCGCCCAGCAAGGGCGCCTGGGGCCTGCTCTCGGCCTGCCGTTCCGACCGGAACGCCTACCTGAAGGTCTTGGAGCGGATTCACCCCCGGGACGGGGGCTTGGCGGGCGAGGAGTCCGCCACAACGCTCCTGGACCTTGACGCCAGGATACAGAAGGAGTGGGGGGAGCTCGCCGGCGTGCTGGAGATGGCGTGCCGCCGGCCGGAGTTCGCCGAGGCGTTGGCGTTGTGGGCCCTGGAGTGGAAGCGGGAACACCCCGCCCAGCGTTCCAAGGCGCAGCTGGAGGCGTTCGACCGGCTGGAGGGCAACGTCCAGGAAGCCGGGGACGTGCCCGCATGACGCCTTTAGGCCCGCACCTCATCCCCCGCAAGGGCAAGATGCACCTCGCCTGGCGCTACTTCGTCTACAACCGCTGCCGCCAGGAGCCCCGCTACCAGCCGGTCTTCAAGGCCGCCTGCCGGCGTTCCGCCTTGTTCTACGTCAACACCTTCGCCTGGGTGCTTGAGCCCCGCAAGGTGCCCTCCACGCTGCCAATGGCCACCTGGGACTTCCAGGACGACCTCATCAAGAAGATCGTCACCAAGATCAGGGAGTCGGCCAGCGACCCCGAGCCCGGCAAGGTCTACGACCTCATCATCGAGAAGTCGCGCACAATGGCCGTCACCTGGACGTGCCTCGCCGTCTTCGACTGGTTCTGGCGCTTCTTCCCCAACTGCAACTTCCTCGCCATCTCCGAGAAGGAGACCAAGGTTGACCGGATAGGCGACATGTCCGCGCTCTTCCCCAAGCTGGACTTCATCGAGGAACGGCTGCCGTCGTTCTTGCAGGTCCGCGGCACCCGCCACGACCAGTACCACGGCCGCCGGCACCTCGTGGTCTACAACATGGCCAACGGCTCCTCCATCACCGGCGAGTCCGCCAACGCCGACGCCGGCCGTTCCGGCCGCTACCTGTCCGTGCTCCGCGACGAGGAAGGCGCCGCGCCCTGGGGCGAGAAGATCACCGAAGCACTCATCCCCGCCACCCGCTGCCAGCTGCGCGTCTCCACCGCGAGAGGCACCGGCAACAGCTTCTACGCGGCCCGGAAGGCGGCGCTGGCCTCGCAGGGCGGCGTAGAGGTGGTCACGCTCCACTGGTCCAAGCACCCCGAGTACAGCCGCGGGCTCTACGAATGGGACGGCCGCGACATCCGCGTGCTCGACGGCCAGTGGCACGCCGTCTACAGCGGGCACAAGAACCGCAAGTACCCCTTCCGCCGCGAGCCCACCTTCGCCGACCCCGGCGCACCGTGGGAGTACCTGCGCTCGCCGTGGTTCGACGCGGAATGCGAACGCGCCAAGGAGAACCCCAGGTCCATCAGCCAGGAGTTGCAGATCAGCTACCTGGGCTCGGGCAGCCCCTTCTTCTCCGCCGTCAAGCTGGCCGAACTGCGGAAGAAGTACGCGCGGCGCCCCAGCTTCGTCGGCTACCTGGAAGACCTGCTCGGCGAGCCCGTTGTGGACGCGGACGTTCGCCCCGACCGGACACTGTGCTGGTTCCAGGTCATCGGCAAACGCCCGCCGCAGAAGACCACCTACACGCTGGCCTGCGACATCGGCACCGGCACCGGCGTCTCCGACTCCTCCATCTCCGTCGGCGACGACCGCCTGAAGACCAAGGTGTTCGAGTTCTACTCCAACGGAATCCTGCCGGAACAGTTCGCGGTGGTCGTCTCGCAGGTGGCCCGTTTCTTCACCACCGCCGAGGGCAAGCCGTTCGTCGCCTGGGACGCGGGCGGGCCGGGCCAGTCGTTCGGCGCGCGGTTCCTCCAGGTCGAACCGACCGCCTCCGTCTACTGGCACCGCACCGCGGGCACCGACAAACGCGCGCGGCTGCCCGGCGTCCACTTCGCGGGCATGGCCGGCAAGCCCAAGCTCGACCTCTTCACCGCCTTCCGCACCGCGCTGTTCGGGACGTGGTACAACACGCCCTCCAACACGCTCTACGAGCAGGCGTCCGAGTACGTCTACTCCGACCGCGGGCTGCCCGAACACGTCGCGGCCATCAAGACCGAAGAGGCCGAAGGCCGCGGCGAACAGCACGGTGACGTGGTCTGCTCCGAGGTCGTGCTCCACGAAGCCATGCAGCACCGGCCCCAGCCCGTCCCCGTCCAGGCGACCGTGCCCTTCGGCAGCCTCGCCTGGCGCAGACAGGAAGCGATTACCGCCGCCAAGGCCGAGAACGCCTGGTGCGGGTGGAGTTGAACATGGGTCTGCTCGGACTTGTCCACAGCGCCACCGAAGGCCTCCGCTCCATCTTCGGCGACCCGCGCAAGTTCGACGCCGGCACCGTCGTCGGCGCACCGCCCGCGCTCGACAAGGACGGCATCCCGCAACGGCTCATGGACCGCGTCCGCAAGGCGTTCAACGACATGGACCGCATCCGCGAGGAGCACTACGCGGGGGTCAAGGAGTTCGTCGGCCCCTACTCCACCGCCGGCTACCAGTACGCCACCGCCTTCCGCGGCGTCTCCGCCGCCGGGCTGGCCGAAAAACGAATCCCCATCCCCCTGATCCGCTCCATGGTCCAGACCTACACCCAGCTGCTCTCCAGCGGCACGCCGCAGTGCAACGTGGACACCGAACACGAGGAGCTGAAGCCCTTCGCCGAGGACTTCAAGACCGTGCTCAACCGGCACCTCTTGGAGATCGACATCGGCCCGGCCATCTCCGGCGCGGTCTGGGCGGCCATGTTCTCCGTCGGCATCGTCAAGACCGGACTCGCCGAAGGCGCCAACGGCTTCGAGATGGAAGGCGAGTACTACGACCCGGGCAAGCCGTTCTCCCAGTCCGTCTCCATCCGCAACTTCGTGGTGGACATGCAGGCCGACTCCCGCAACGAGATCAGCTTCATCGGCGACCGCTACCTGCGCCCCCGCGCCTGGGTCGCCGACATGAAGGCCAAGCGCGACAAGAAGGAAGCCGGCGCCGGCACCGGCGGCACCGGCGTCACCGACCCGACCAACTCAAGGATGGCCGCGCCCGCGCGCACCTCCGGCATCACCGAGACCGGCGACAAACGGCTCTACGACGAGGTCTGGGTCTGGGACATCTACCTGCCCAAACAGGGCATCATGTGCCAGTTCGCGGACGGCGACGACATCCCGCTGGCCGTCTTCGAGTGGGAAGGCCCGGAAGGCGGACCCTACGACCTCTTGGGCTTCGGCTGGGTGGACGGCGAGGTGCTGCCCGCCGCGCCCGTGCCGGCGATGCGCCCTTTGCACGAGCTGGTCAACGCCGCCGCGCGCAAGATCGAACGCCAGGCCGCCCGCGCCAAGGAAATCTACATGGCCGACCGCACCGGCGGCGATGACGCCGAGACCATCAAGAACGCCAAGGACGGCGAGGTGGTCGGCGTCTCCAACCCGGAGACCGTCAAGCCCGCGCGGTTCGGCGGCCCCGACCCCGCGCTCATGGCGCTCTTGCCCTGGGGAATGGCCGAGTTCAACAAGCAGGGCGGCAACATCGACGGCCTCGCCGGCCTCGCGCCGCAGGCCGAAACGCTCGGCCAGGACCGCTTGCTGCACGACTCGCAGAACTCGATGGTCAACGCGATGCGCGGCGCCGTTCTCCGAATGGTCAACCGCGTGCTGCATCAGCACGCATGGTACGTCTGGACCGACCCCGTCCGCAGCTACTCCGGCGAGAAGAACATCCCCGGCACCAGCCTGCGGACCCCCGTGCGGCTGGGGCCGAACGTCCGCGAAGGCGAGTTCCTCAAGTACAACTTCGCGCTCCAGCCCTACTCCATGAGCCAGGTCACCCCCGCCCAGCAGGTGGACGAACTCCGCCGGTTCTGGATGCAGGACGTGATGCCCAATATCCAGCTGCTCATGGCCTCCGGCCAGATGGTGGACGCCGCCGGCTACATCAAGACCATCGCCGCCATGACCAACGTGCGGATGGGCGACGAGGTGCTCATGGAGCAGTCCGTGCAGTCCATGGGCGCCAAGAGCCAGGAGGCCATCCCCGAACCCGTGGAGGTGGCCAACGCCCGCACCCCGCCCCGCGCCCCCGTCGGACGCGACCACAACCAGCAGTTCATGCAGGCGTTGGGCGCCATGGCCTCCAACAACCGGACGGCATAGGAGAACGCCAAGATGCCAACAGGCAATTTCGTCTACGACCTCACCCGGTTCAACGACTACACCGAGTGGACCGTGCTCGGCACCGAGACCGAATCGCTGGCCAACTCGACCAACACCCCCAGCGGGCTGGGCGCCATCTCCTTCGCCAAGGTGGACAAGGCCGGCACCACCACCTACGCCGGCGTCTACCGCACCGTGGACCTCGACCTCATCCACGGCTTCCCGGCGCACTTCTGCTCCGAAGACCGGCTGGTCGTCTCGTTCTACATCGGCGCGCTGACCGACGTGGCCCAGCTGGAGGTCCGCATCGGCACCTCCGCCAGCCACCACAACGTCTGGACGATAGATGACTCCGCCATGACCGCGAGCACCTGGCAGTCGTTGTCCACCAAGTGGGGCACCTGCACCGTCACCGGCAACGGCATGGACCCCAGCAACATCGACTACATGGCCGTGGCCGTGAAGTTCGACGCCGAGGACAAGGAGCTGGCCGGCATCATCTTCGACCGCGTCTACCTGCTGCCCAACACCGCCACGGTGTCGTGATGAGCCACCAGATTTACGACCTCGCCGGATTCCAGGACTACTCCGTCTGGACCGCGCTGTCCAACGACACGACCAACCTGGCCACCTCCACCGCGCGGCTGTCGCCGGCCGGCGCCATCACCTTCGACAAGGCCAACGGCACCGGCGACAAGACCTACGCCGGCGTCTACCAGACCGTGGACCTGGACTTCACCAGCGGCGCGCTCTCGCACATCTGCTCCGAGGACCGGCTGGTCTTCAGCTTCTACGTCGGCGCGACCACCAACGTCGCCTCGCTGACGCTGCACCTCGGCTCCTCGCTGACCGTCTGCCGCACCTGGACCATCGCGGACACCTCCATGACCTCGAGTTCCTGGCAGTCGCTCTCGTGCAAGTGGGGCACCAACACCATCGCCGGCGCGGGCTGGACCCCCGCCGCCGTGACCTACATGGCCGTGGCCTTCAACTTCGACGGCGAGACCAACGCGCTGGCCGGGCTGATCCTCGACCGCGTGTACCTGATGAAGAACACCGCGACGGTGAGCTAGTACCTCACCTGGAAAGGTCGAAACGTGAAGGACAAGGAACTGGCCGACGAGGTCCGCAAACTCCGCGAGGAGGTCGCCAAGCTGCGCGAAACCATCGTGGCGGCGGCGCCGGCGGTGCCGTGGTGGCTGCCGATGAGCTACCCGACCTACCCGACCCCGTACATCACCTGGACCATGCCGCAGACGGGGACCACGTTCACCAGCGGCTACGCGGACAGCACCGTAGGGAAGTGACGAGGAGAGAACATGATTGGCGAATACGTAATCGTCATTCGGGGTAAGAATGTCTACTGGACGCACGGGGACAGACAGCACATGTACCTTCTCGGAGGCTTTGATAACTGGCGCGGGGCGCTGCACTGTGCCGAAGGGTGGGCCGCCAGGACGGGACGAACCATCGTCCGACTAACGGATTAGGACAGTGACCATGCCGCGTTACATCTACGAGGTCGATGGTTCGCCGGTCGAGGTCTTCTGGACCCTGGCCGAACTGGACCGCCGCGAGAAGGAAGGCCGCGCCACCATGGACGACGGCCGGGTCGGCGTCCGGCTCTACGGCGCGCAGAAATGCTCGCCGACCATCAACCACTTCTCCATCGCGCTGGCCTGCGACCCGGACGACGCCCGCGAGTACCACGCGCAGGACAAGAAGATCAACCA